GATGTGCGTCAGAACGGCCTCAGCGCCGACACGCGCATTGTATATTTTCACGGTCGGGAAAAACCAGCAGAGCTTCCGCATCTGGGATGGATTCGGAAGCATTGGCGGGATGAGGAGCGGGTGCGGTGAGCCTTACGACATATGCAGGCATCCGCGCGGCCATCCTTGACTGGTCATGGACGCAAGGCGGCCTGACCGACACGATCATCAAGAACGACATCTTTCCGCAGCTTTGGGCGCTCATCTACTGGGGCGACCGCACGGGCGGGCAACAACCTATCGAGCCGCTGCGCATCCGCTCCATGACCACGTCTGGGACGCTGACGCCGGACACAAACGGGCAGGTGACGATCAGCACAGGCGTGTCGTCGTCGTGGCTTGAGTTTATCGAGATGACGCCGACCTACAGCGACGCGCAGTCGATGAACTATCTGGAGCCGTGGACGTTCAGAAAGCAGGTGGACGCCTTGGCCGCGACGAGTGCGCCGCAGTTCATCTACACCGTAGAGGGCGACAGTTTGAAGGTCGCGCCCAAGAACACGGGCACGATCAACGCTTACTGGTACGCCAAGTTCACGGCTTTGAGCGATCACAGCGACACTGACTGGCTGGTTTCCAACGCCCCGCACGTCTACCTGCGTGGCGGCCTCATGCTGGCCTGCGACTACACGCAGGACGAGCGCAAGGCGCAGTACCGCACAGAGTTCGCCGGCGCCATCAAGGCGCTCAACATGACCGACCAGTTGCAGCGGGCCTCTGGCTCCAAGCCAGTGGCGCGTCCGAGGGTAGTTGTTTGAGCCGTATTTTCGGATCCATCACGCTGCAGGAAATGAGCGGCAACCGCGATCTGACGCGGACTGTTCTGGAGCGGGTCAAGCGGGCGTGCGAGTTCAGCGATGGGCGCTTTACGCTGGACGCCGTTGTGGATGGGCTGGCTGCTGGCCAGTTCGCCATCTGGGGCGTGCTCAATAAGACTGACCTGACCGCCGTTTCTGTGTCGCGCGTGACGACGTGGGAAAGCGGCGTCAAGGTGTTTGAAGTGCTGATGATCGGCGGCCCGGAACATACGGACATGCTGCCGTTCCTGGATCGGTTCGAGCAGCCAGCGCGGAAAGAGGGCTGCGCCAAGATACGGCTCTACGGCCGCACGTCCTGGGGCAACCTCGCCCCGGCGCGGGGCGGCAAGGCTCACAGATTACTTCCAAAGGAATGGCGGGTGGCTGCCGTGGTCTACGAGAAAGACCTACAGCCCGATGTCACTCGTTAAGATCGATCCCCAAGGCGGCGTCACCCGCCAAGGGACGATCTACCAGATCGGCGGACGCTGGTGGGATACCAGCCTGACGCGCGAGTATCTCGGCAACCGTCAGCCGATCGGTTCATGGAACGCGCGTCTTGTCTCGACCCTGACGGGCTCGGCGCGGGCGTGCATCGCATGGCGCGATAACAACAACGCGCGCTTCTATGCCGTCGGCACGCACTCCAAGCTCTACGTCGCCACGCCATCGCTGACGGCCATGGTGGACATCACGCCGGCAGGCTTCACGGCTGGGCGGGCGGACGCCATCTCCAGCGGCGGCTATGGCTCCGGCCCTTATGGCGCCGGCACGTATGGCGATCCCCGGACGGACACGAGCACGACGCAGCCGGCCAGCGTGTGGACGCTGGACACGTTCGGGCAATACCTCGTTGGTTGCATGGCCGGCGACGGCAAGCTGTACGAATGGCAACTGGATATTTCGACGCCCACGGTGGCGGCGGCTATTTCTGGCGCCCCGACCGGCTGCGTCGGGGTGGTGACGACGCCTGAGAGTTTCCTTGTCGCCATCGGCAACGGCGGGAACTTCCGGTCCATCGCCTGGTGCGATCAGGGCAACGAAACAAGCTGGATGCCATCGAGCACGAACCAGGCCGGCTCCTATTCGCTCCAAACGCAGGGCACGCTGATCTGCGGCAAGCGCACGCGGACGCAAACGCTGCTGTTTACCGACATCGACGTGCACCTGATGACGTACATCGGGCTGCCTTACGTCTATTCAGTGGACCGGGTGGGCGAGAATTGCGGCATCATCGCCGTAGGCGCTGCGGCGGCGGTGGACAGCCGCTGTTTCTGGATGGGCTACAACGGCTTTTATGTCTGGGATGGCTCCTCGATGCAGGAGATGCCGTGCGACGTGTTCGACGCCGTTCTGGGCGATCTGAACCGCACGCAGCGCTCCAAGGTGACGTGCCGCGTCAACAGTCAGTACAGCGAAATTGTCTGGTACTACCCAAGCGCCGCCTCGACCGAATGCGATAGCCGCGTCCGCTACAACTACTTGGAAGACAAGTGGTACTTGGACCATAACCTGACGCTGACCTGCGGCACTGACCGGGGGGTTTATCTCTATCCGCTGGAGGTGAATTCATCGGGGCAGGTGTATGACGCCGAGACGGGCGCGTCATGGTCGCAAACGCCATATTTCGAGAGTGGGCCGCTTGAGGACGGCAACGGCGACGCCATCACCCGCATCAGCCGCATCATCTTCGATGAGGGCACGGCGGGAGACATCCAACTGACGGTTTACGCCCGCGACTGGAACAACGGGACAGAGACGACTTATGGGCCGTATGTGTCGCCCAATCCGGTGAGCTGCCGCATTGCGGGCCGCCAGCTTCGCATGAAGGTGGAGTTTCTGGCTGCGGGCACGTTCGGCGCGCTCCGGTTTGACACGCCCGCCACAGGGACCAAACGCTGATGCCTTCCAACGCCATGAAGATCAGCCAGCTTGTGACCAAGCTGGAAGAGATAGCCGCCGCGCACGGGGATTTGGACGTGACGCTGGCTGTGACGCGCGACCGTGAGATTTACGCCATCGACGGCAAGAACCTGAACGTCGCGGGCGGCATGGGCGGGCGGACGTTGCCGGCGCCGGTGCTCATGTTCGGGCTTTCGGTGTCGGCAGACGGCACTGTCACGAACGCGGCGGGGACGGCCTATCAGGTGACGGCCACGAGCGACGAATGGACCTACAACCGCTTCGACGCGCCCGAGAGCGTGGATCTGGACGTCTGGCGCCGCTCAGGGCTGGTGCATGACGTGGGCCAGCGGCAGGGGGAGCGCTGGTTCGTCTACAACGGCGGCGAGACGCTGATTGAGATTGTCCCTGACGCTATCCTGGCTTGGAAGGCGCGGGCATGAGCAACAAAGCGCCTGCGGGCTTACAGCTTCCGAACGCGCCGGCTCAGTACAGCCAGAAGGATCAGGCCGAGCTGCGCAAGGCGCTGGCTGATGCTGATCGGCGCTATGCCAAGCAGGACGGCGAGGCGAACGTGGCGCGCCTGGTGCTGACCGATACCGTAACGGGCACGCGCTACAAGGTGACGGTGGCGTCTGGCGCTCTGACGCTGGTGGCGCTGTGAGCCCGCGCGACCTGCTGGAGCGAGCGCTGACGGCGCGCGACCATCGCCCATGGTTCACGGTGGACGCCGTGGCGCAGGACATCACCGAGACGGCAGCCGTGGGCCAGATGCTCGCCGCGGCCCCGGAGGCGATCGTGATGATCGGCAGTTACGGCGCTTGCGCGGAATTCATCAAGCAGTCGAAGGCGAAGGGCTTGCTGGCGCGTTACGCGAACGTCTCGTTCGTCGGTACGCGCGCGCTCGCGAAGGCGCTCGGGACGGCGGGCAGTGGCGTCATGATTTCGCAGGTCGTTCCTTCGCCGTGGAGCGAGCGATATCCGTGGGTGATGGACTACCTGAACCGCATCAAGGCCAAGGGCGCCGAGCTGTTGCAGCTGCAGGCCGAGCTGGCTGGCCGGCTCTCCACCGACCATGAATGCAAGCGATATGCCGCCAAGAACTCGAAGCTGGCGCCGGAGGATGAGGCTTCCGACGAATGCGTGGAGCTGCGCCGCTTTGAGGGCGCCGAGCCGCACCGCTGGGCGGCCATCGGCAAGACCGACATTCAGACTGGGATCATGGCGCTGGTGCGCGCCGTGGCCCAGCCCGAAGGCGTTTGACAACGTTGCGCGGGGGTTGAACCATCCCACCGCCCGGCCCCGCGCCGGGCGTTTCTTTTTACGAGGACCACATGCCAGAACCCACCACGACAGGCGTCGCGGCGGGGATTTCCATCAAGAGTCTGATCGCCGGGGGCATGGGTGGCGCGC